AATTACTTTTTCTCACTATATAAACAAGAGATGAATATTGAGACCGTAATTAACCCTAGGACTGATGAAGTTCTTTGGAAGAATAAACAAATAGATACAGTATCATATAACAAAATAAATAATTGCCCTATTTATGTCAACTTGGATGATAGTGTTTTAGTTGAGAATGATAGAGTAAATGCACATATTTTTACTCCTAAGATTAAAGGTATCTATGCTAATGAAAATAATCATACTCTAGTAATTAAATGGGAAACTGATGAAGTTACTAAAGTTACTTGTGATGAAGAAGATACATTTGATTTAGAAACTGGTCTTGCAAGGGCTATTGCTAAGTATGTTCTAGGAAATAATTATAATGCTGGTACAATCTTTAATAAGTATTTAAAGAGCGTTAAATTGACTAAAAAGGATTGTCCAGTAGTAGAACTAGTCAAAGAAAAGAAAACTCAAAAAAAGACCAGATTACACTCTTAAAAAGGAGATTAGAATTAAATGAAGCATAATGTTACAGTAGATACAAAAAGACTAAGAGTAATGATAGGTGTGTTAGGTATGTTATTACCTTGGATGGTAGCACTTATTTGTCTATCTTGGGTAGAGTCAATTTCTTGTACTTATTATTCCTTATGTGCAGTAGGTACATTTATGGTAATTTTAGGTAGTGCAAGTATGTTACTTATCAGTTATAAAGGATATGACAAAGTAGATGATACTACATCAACTATGGCAGGTATATTTGGATTACTTATTTGCTTATTCCCTATGACCTATGTTGATGAACCTAGTATTGCAACTGGTGTTTTACATTTACCTTCTAATGTTTCTAATATATTCCATTGTGCAAGTGCCTTTGGTTTCTTTGGAGTATTAGCATTTATGAGTTTCTTCTTATTTACTAAAACAGATAATAAAGATAATATGACAAAGAAAAAGAAGGTTAAGAATATTATCTATAGAGTATGTGGTGTAGGTATGTTATGTTCATTCCTATTACTACTACTAAACTTTATCCCTAATCTTCCTATTTATAATCTTACTTGGATTGTTGAAACCATTGCATTATTTTTCTTTGGTGTAAGTTGGATTGTTAAGGCTAATGCAATACCGTTTTTAAAAGATTAAAACCCCACAATTAAGTGAGGTTTTTTTTTTATTTATATTCAGTTTTATAACTATCAAAACATTAAGGCTTAAAGCCTTCTATTATTGAAGTTAACTTGCTATTGTGATTGTCCACTCTATTCTTGAATATGTAACTTCTCCACTACGATTAACAGTCATAGTATCTACATAGGCAGTTGTTCCCTCATAACTAACAGGTGTTGAAAATCTAGTATTTTTACCACTCTTATTAGTTTCAACATAATAAGCAGGGTCATTCATAAAACAAACAATAGTCCACCCTGATATAATTTTTTCCATTTGGTCTTCAGTTAGTTGCGTTGGCTTCCCATCAACATCATCTATCATAAGCACTTTTAAAAATCTGCTTACAGTATAATTTTCATTACCAATTGTAATAGAAGATAATTCTTCTTCAGCACCTGTAATTGTTGGGTTTGCAACAACTGTTGTTCCACCACCCAAATTGTATACATCCTTCATAATCTCTTGTGCTTTACTATCAAGTAAAACATTTGTATTTCCCATAATTTTATTCTCCTTTAATCAAAAATAAAAGAGGGAAAGTAGTTGCCTACCCCCCCCTAATAATTCAATTATTCACCAACAATGTTGATTACTTGTGGAGCAAATTCAATAGCACCAGCAACTAATAAATCCTTGTTTAATAGTTGTAGAGCATATAATGTACTCCAACCTTGAGTAGTTGCACCATCTGGTGTTTGTAATAATGAAGTTGGAACAAGAGCCATATATGGAGCATATACTGCTGCACTTGTATCAAATTCAGAACCATTTACACCTAGGATGAAATGACTCTTAGCAATGTTAGGTGTTACAATAACTGTTAAGTTATCTAACTTACCTGCTACATAAGGACCATTTACGTTAGATGGATTAGCACCCTTCCAACCCTTTAAGAACTTAACTACATTGATTACATCACTTGCACAAACCATATAGTTAGGGAAGAACTTTTGAGTTTGGTCGTAGATATACTGCTTCATATTCTCTAACATAAACTCAAATCCTTCGAAGTGTTGAGAAAGAGATACACCGTTTCTAGGAGTTGCATTGAATACGAATGGCTTAGAACCCTCTAATCCACCAGTATAAGCATTGTCAACTAATAGGTTAACGATTTCAGTATCAATTTCATACTTTAATGTACCAACTGCTACCTTCTCTAGGTTCTTACCTAAATCTTGACCATTCTCTTGCTTTGCTTGGAATGCTGCCATCTGAGAATAGTTAATAGCAACTCTACGAGCCTTTGCAACTAAGTAAATACCCTTCTGAACTGCAGTAACCATTGGAATATCATCTTGCATAATTGCCATATTGTTGTAAGTATACTTGATTGCAGCATCACCTGTAGTTGCTTCAGTAAATGTGATAATTGCCTTAGTCTCCTTATCATAGATAGGACCAGTTACGGACTTAGCGTGTGCAAAACCATAAGTGATATTACCTACTGCTACTGCCTCACCGTGGTCTACAACAAATCTACCTGCTCTACCTTCTACTCTACCATCAGTCTTATTTACACCTTCGGCAGTGAATACCTTAGAAGCAAATTTACCCTTATAGATAACACCATCACCACCATCAAAGTAAGTATCAGTACCAATTGTAAATGCAACAGAACCAGGAACTACTGGAACCCAATCTAACTTTAACTTATTTTCAGCGATAGTTTGATTTAACTCAACAGTAGAAGAAGTGTAGTTAGGGTCTACCTTACCATTCTTGAATGGATTTACAATTAACTCACCTTGTGCACTTGCACCCTTATTGCTTGACTTTACATAGTCAAAGTAAGTGATATATCCATTCATTGCAGTCATAGGCTTAACTAATACTACTTCAGGAGCAATTAAGTTAGGTAAAACTAATGTAGCAATATCCATTGTAAAACGCTTAAATAATCCCATATCGGAACGTTGTGTAGATACTGTGTTATCAAAAGACTCTGATAAGAAAGAAGACTGGTTCTCTAAAACTTGTGCTAACACAAACTTTCTATCAGCATCTAAAGTAGCACCAGCATTCTTCTTAGCGTAATAACTCTCTGCGTACTTAATACGAGGAGCATACTTTTCAACTAATTTCATAGTGTGTTTTCTCCTTTTATAAATTTTATAATATGTTTACAAGTGCTTCTAGTTCAGTACAATCATCTTCAGCCTTAACTTGTTGTTTAGGCACAAATGGTTGCTTTGACTCTCTAACACTTATTTGAGTACCCTTTTCAATATTAAAAGGTAATCTACTAACTCTCAAGTTATATCCTTGGAGTTCTTCACAAACTTTATCAATATCATCTAAAGTATAAGACTCATTTAATCTATTCTTAATTTCATTTGGTGTAACACCTAGCATAACTGCTTTAGAGTTAATGTATTTTTCAACTGTGGTTGTTACATAGCCCTTATACTTTTCAACTACTTTGGTAGCCTTTGTGATTTTCTTTGAGTAATCTTCTTTTAAAGATTTTATCTCAATTTGTAATCCTTCATTCTTATCATTTAATTCCTTTAACTTAGTATTAAATGCTACTTTGCTTTCTTCAAATGATTTCTTATTTTCTTCTAACTGTTCTCTTAATTTTACAATCCTATTATCTTTATTAGATAAGGTTTCATTCAAGGATTGTTCTCTAGTTTCTTTCTTCTTAGCACTCTCAACTAAATTCTTGATTTGATTTGTTTGAAGGTTAATTTGTTTTTCTTGTTGTTTGATTGTTTCTTCTAATTGTTCTTTTGTCTTGTTCAAGTTCTTATTCTCATTAACAAGTTTGCTAAGTCTAATTGTAGCCTCCTTGTAATGTGCAAGTTCTTCCTCTAGTTGAGTTGCCTTAGTATCACTAACTGCCAATTGCTCTTGTAGTTTTTGAACCTTGCTCTCTAATAAGACTTTACTCTTAATTGACTCTTTTAGGTCTTGTACTAATTTATTTGGCACGTTATTTTCGACACCAGTTTTCTTAGTTTCAACCTCTTTAGAAACAGTCTCTTTTATATTCTCACTCTTTTGAGTGGTAATATCTTCTAATAATTTGTCCTTAACTCTTGCTAAGGTTTCATCAATGATTTTCTTCTCGCCATCTTTTGCATTATCGGAAATATCCTTTAAAGACTCAGTAAGTGATTTATTACCTAATGACTCTTTAATGTAGTTCATTCTAGCACTCTTAACTGCTGGTAAGATAACTGCATCCCAACAAGTTAAGTCAAATGAACTTGGGTCAATGCTTCTCTCACCGTTTAAGTCTTCAGTGACATCACCTTGACCTCTTGAACTAACTCCAATAACAGTTCCATAATCACATAACGCTTTTAAAATTCTACCATTAGGTAAGTCTAAGATATGAAACTCACCGTATAGTAATCCATCATCACCAATCTTAGGTGTACTTGCTAAACACATACACGCTTCTCTTGGGTCAATGGTGTCTCTATCTTCAGGGTGCTCTAACTCACCTAGAATTGCCTTGCTATGTAATTGTTCTTGGAAAATCTCATCATTGATTGCTTTCTCCCAAGCCTCTCTTGGATAAAGTCTACCATTTCTAGTAGGCTTTTTAGTATCAGCGATTGGTCCATATAATGTACCTAAGATACCTCTCTCTTTGATTTCCTCAGGAGTTAATCTTGTATATGTAAATTTACTTCCTACTACTGACTCCAACATTCAATACACCCTCCTACATAATTCTAGGGATTTGTTTTAGTGAAATTGTTTTCACTCATTATAATTTAGCCACAAAAATTTGCCCTATAATCAATTTTTATTTTGAAGTTAATCTCTTTTACCATTTATGTACTCAAATGCCATTAAATCGGCTTTAATTAACTTTAAAAGTCGAATTGCTTTAGTTATATCATACGTTTCAAAATAATTATTGAGTACTTCAGTAATTTCATTTGCTCTTGAATGATTTAAGAATAGTGTTCTATCCTCTTCTAGCCTATTACTATACAATAATATTTGAGTTAACAATGAAGATAGTGTAGTTAATACATCAGTTGGATTGTCAATCTCTTTAACAATATTGATATAAATTTTTGAGTGCTTTTTATTATAACTCTTCCTTAAGTATTCATAGAAACCAATAATTGGTAGAGGTCTCTTACTATGAATGTAAGATAAGACCTCTTGAGATATTTTATTCGTTTCAATTATTGTGTTAATTAAATCGTTTGCTTGATTATCATTTATGTCTGATAATAATAAGATACAATCTCTATTAGTAAGCATTTATATTTGTCCTTTCAATTTATTAAGTTAAATCTATTCCAAGTTCATTTCCACTTGGTAAGTAATTATCTTCTTCTCCACCTAAGTCCGTTGGCTCTTCCCCACCACCAATTTCAGTAGGGTTTTCACTTGGTTCATTCTCCATAGGTTCATTGAAGTCCATCTCTTGGTCTTGTGGTTCTCTTTCAATTCTACTTATTCCTCCACCACCACCAAAGTCAGGTTCTTCACTTGGAGCATTGTCCTCATTTTCTTTCTCTTGTTCCTCAGGGCTTTCTTCCTCAAGTTTCTTAATGTAATCTTGAATATAGTTGATAACATTAGTATCATCAGTAACACCCTTAATTAAGGATGCTAAAATCTTTAACTTAGTGTCTCTATCTTCTATAATATCAATAATACTCATAATATCTCTTAATACGGATAAGGCATTTGTTTGTGCTTCTTTCTTATCTATATCGGCTTGAGTTACTGGTTCAACCATCTTAATCTTAAATTTGTTAATATAAGATTTCAATCCTCTATCTAAGAATAAGATATTAAGTAAATCAGTGATTGCATAAATATATGCAGTTTGTATTCTATTTACTCTCTTACCGTACTTAGCTGAGATAATAGATAGTGATTGACCACCATTAAATCCAGCACCATCTTCAGTAAATCCAAAGAATTGCTTAGGGGCACCAACACCACTAAAGAACTTATCTCTAAAGTATTCAACATCAGTTAGTGACTTAGGGTCATAATCTCCACCAACATCACCTACGGATATTGTTCCTTTTCCCTCGTGGGTAGGTACATAAACAACATTGGTTATTGGTCCTGGGTTAGTATACTCCCCCATAGTATTACCACTATCTAAACTTGTCTTTTGTTCAAATAATTGTTTAATTCCTTGCATATGAGGGATTACTTGTTCCTTAGGCATATCACCAACTTCAACTTGAACTACTTGTGTCTTAGATGATTTAGTAAGTCTATTAAGGATGATTGCGTTCTCTAGTAAGTTCATCTCTCTCCAAGACTTAAACCAGTCGAATAATATGGACTTACCTCTTCGTATATTATATGCTCTAGTTGGCTTGCCACTTTCTTTGTCTACATTATTTTTATAAATATGTATTTCCTCAGGAGTTCTACTTGAGCAGTCATTTAAATATGCGTGTACAAATTCAGTTGCAGGATATACATAAACATCATCCTTTACAACATCATAAGTCCAAGTATTTAAGTCAACTGAGTTAGGGTATCCAGCATTAGTTGTATTTACTGTGTAAGCATTATATGGTGCTTGCATAAATCCTCTAGTTTTACCCTTATATACTATTTCCGACATCTCACCTGGGTTTGGTACATCCTCAATATAGTTAGCAAAGTGGTCTTGTTTACTATAGATATTTACAATAACATTTTCTTTTAAGTCCTTGCCTACATACTTAGCCTCAGTAAGTGCTTGCTTCTTATCGGCTTCCTCACTATCAAAAATGTCATCCTCATCAAAATCACTTTCTCTAAATAACTTAAGATATAAGTCACCATATTTAATTAAAGAGTAGATATGACTAAATGCGTTCTTGTCTATTTGTAAAACATCAAGTAGATACTGACCATACTTTTGTACATCAGCATCATCACTTTCAATCCATACAACTCTACCCTCACTATTTCTTTGTGTAGCATCCTCAGCATAACTTTCAAGAATAGAATTGATTAGTGTGTCTTCTCCCATTATGTCGATTAACTGATATAATGCCTCTCTACTTTGAGCAAAGGATTGAAAGTTCATTAGTTCGGATACATCAATCTCTTGCTTCTCAGCACCAGCTAACAACTCACTAGCAAACTCTTGTTTAGTGTCAATACCTATGTTCTCTTCACTCTTTGGAACTGGCTTTGCCATTTTACCTACAAATTGTTTATCTTTTTCCATTTTAGGAGTGTTCTCCTTTCTACCATACTAATATACCATTTTTTATATTGTTGAGGTTGGTTTGAACCTCTTGTGCTTCATAAGGGTTTCCATACTTAAGCAATCCATTTGATTGTGGTGTTTGCTTGTCATCTTCCTTCTTTAGATAATTACCCATTAGAGTTTTCTTTAGTTCCTCTTCAAAGTTTACAGTAAGTTGTTCTTTGACTTGTTCAGTTGTAAACTCAGGGTTATTTATCTCAACTATATTATCTCCATACTCATAAGAGTATTTGTCACCATACTTACTAGCAGTAAAGGTTGCACCACATACTGCATCGGCTTGGTCCTTTGAGCCAGTTTTTCCATTATCTGGATGGTCCACTTTTCCTGATGTGTTGTTCTTTTCTAGTTGTATCAACTCATTATATAATAATTCAGTATCATATAACTTAATTCTTCGTTCATACATAACATTTCTTAAATGCTCATATGGTTTACATATACCTACCTTTTCACCAGGAGGTGTCTCTAGTCTATCCACAGATAGTATTTCAGTATCATAGCCTTCACTACTTAACTGTTGTCCAGTATCATAGGATTGGTAGGTATCGAATGTTATCTTTTTAACCTTTAGATGTAATACATTCTTAACCCATCTTACGAACTCTCTATTCTTAGCAAAACTAATTTGTCTACCAGTAGGTGCTTTAATTGAAGTACTAAATGCTACCTCATATACTAAGTCCTTACTAGGTGTACCATCTTCGTTTGCTTTCTTACCTATAATCCATACACCAGCAATACCAGTCTTATCTTTACTTGCTGACATATCTAGGTGGATAAATAAAGGCTTAGAAGCATATTTCCAGTTTAGTTTACTTCTATCAAACCAATCACTATATTGTACATTCTTATCATCAGGACCATCACCACACTCAATAATGTCAGGTAATGGGTTATGTATTTCTTCATCTATACAGTCTCTTACAACTTGTACTGCAATGAATTTATTTGTTGCAAAACTAGATATACCTGCATAGTCACATAGTACTCTTTCAAGTCCACCATTGTTAGCATCTTTTTCAAAGTCAATTGGTATAGCATATAGGTTATATCCCTTTTGCTCATAGAACTTTAACTTATCATAATCCTTTCTAGGTATTACAATATTGTCTAAGTACTTATTACCTAAACCAACCCAGAACATTTCTTCACTATATGTTCCTTTTGGTTTAACTACCCAAACTGGTTTATCTATTATCTTAACATTAGCATCTCCTGATAAATCTCTAATGTAAGTTTCCATAAAGGATTGCTCACTACGTTTAGATGAACCTACACATAGTAAAGTAGGGTTTTTACCTTGATAGATAAATCTTGTTTTCATACCACCTTTGGCAGTATCAATCATATCCTTTGCTTTTCTCTTTTGTTCTTCAACATCCTTATTCTTAATAAAGGATATTTCATCTACGAATACAAAGAATATAGGCAGACCGATTACATCATCCGACTGAGAACCAATAACAATTTCAATTGGCTCAGGTGGTATCCAATAAGGTTGATTATTTCTTGATGTCATACTACCCTTAGACATAAACCAAGGTGACATTTGAATATTCTTCTGGAATTTATCTTGTGCAATCTTTTCAGCCAAGTCTAACTTAATATTTAAGAAAGCAAAGACAATCTTTTCAGTAGGTTTTAAATGGAAATACTCTTTAGGATTTTCCATACATAATACTCTATACATAAGGTAAGGAGCAATGATACCACAAGCAACCTCGGACTTACCGATACCACGAGCACCTGACTCTAGTAAGGTATCATACTTAGTTGTTATTGGGTCTGGGAATATGTCCTTTAATTGTTCCATCCAAAATGGATATACCTTAGAGTTTCCTTTTGCATCCTTCCACGCTTTACCTAAATATCTATCATCAGTAATAAATGTTTCAATATCTACTGGTATTTCTTTAAACCCTTGATACTTTAACTTATTATATAAAGTTGAGTTTCCATTATTGTTAGCCATCTCTTTTAGGATTTGTTCTACTGCTTCTCTTTCTTCTTTAGATAGATTGGCTAACATTGTTTCATCTATTTGCAATATGAACATCTCCTTTCAAACAATGTTTATTTAGCCATAAAAGGGTTTTTATTTTTAGGTTGATAAATTTATCATTCCTTTTGTAAAAACCCTTTAAATAGGCAAATTCTACATATTACTATACAATAAAATTATTTTATGCTTTGTGGTATTCACTTAGTGGGGCATACTTAATTCCCTTGAAATCACAATACTTTTTAACATATTCATTATCAGTGAAAACTGCTAAGTTAGGACCACACTCAGTAAATGCATTTTCCTCTATACTTGTGACGCTGTCTGGAATTGTTACACTCGTTAGTGAACTACAACCATAGAATGCATAAGAGCCTATACTTGTGACACTATCAGGGATTGTGATACTTGTTAATGAAATACACTTATAGAATGCAGAATAGCCTATACTTGTCACACTATTTGGTATTGTTATATTTCTTAGTGAACTACAACCAGAGAATGCATTTTCCTCTATACTTGTCACACTATTTGGCATTTCTATACTTGTTAATGAACGACAACAAGAGAATGTACCATCCTCTATACTTGTAACACTATTGGGTATTGTTATACTTGTTAACGAACTACAATTAAAGAATGCACTAATCCCTATACTTGTAACACTATTGGGTATTTCTATATTTCTTAGTGAACTACAACTAGAGAATGCATAAGCACCTATACTTGTCACACTATTTGGTATTGTTATATTTCTTAGTGAACTACAACAAGAGAATGCATAATCCCCTATTGTTCTGGTACCATCAGGAATTGTGTATTTTGCAATGCTATGATATGCTTCAATATCATCACCTGACTTTGTAAGAACACCTCCATTAACTTCAAACAAACCACCCACAGAAACTTCCTCAAAACCGTGTTTAAGTATTTCTTCTTCTACATTAAACCCTACTACCTTAGATAGTTCAGAATATGAATTGTATTGGTTGTCAGCTGAACCACTTATTCCAACGTGGTTACACCTAAGTGTTGCATCACTTAGTTCACCAAACCTATTTACTAGGATAGCAATTAAGGAATTACCATAGTCATCTTTACCACTCATTTCCTTATTTGTTTTCTCATTAAATGGTATGTCCTTCCAGTCATTTCTTTGTAAAACAAAGAATTTATTTTTACCATTATTAACCCAAGAACCATAAGTATACTTACTATTTGTATGACACCAAGATGTACCACCATTACCAGCATACTCACCTTCTTTATCAGTGCCATCACCAGTCCAATGACCACCATATAATTTATGCATTTGCTTATAACTATCAATAGGAACTAAAGTATAGTTTGAACTATCACTAAACTTCATCTTAGATAATTCATCCTTAGACTTAGCATCTATTTCATCTCTTATCTTATTGTTCTTTTCTTTTACTTGTTCATAGGTAAGATTATTTACAAATTCATCATCTAATGAGTTACCTATCTTCTCTCTATTTTGCTTTACCCAAGTTAGATAGTATTCAAACTCACTAGGACACTCAGTTAAGAATTGTTGTACTTTTGATTTATCACCATCACAGTATTCAACTAACATTCTTGCTATACCTTTTAAGTATTTCTCTAGCCAAGCAGGAGCGTGATTAAATGCGTGAATATCTTGTCTAAATAAACCATCAATAATTTTAGTTGATGTCTCTTCATCAAATAATCCACTATTAGAGATTATTTTAATTGCTTGCTTCTTATAGTCAGTTCCTTTTTCTAATAGTAACTCTTCTCTTAAGTTAGGTTTAAGTGTTTCATCCATAGGACTTAATGTTTCTACAGTACTTTCATCTTCAAAGTCAGTATCTACAATGTCTACCTGGTCTAAGTTAAATACACCAAAGCAAACGTGTCCAAACTCTTCAGTCTCTACACTATCATATCCATTCTTAATACATAATTCTTTAAATGCTTTTGTCCTTACTATTGAATAAATATTCTTTGCATCAGGATTACACTTAAGTAGTTCCTTAGGAGTTACCTTTAGATTATTTGCTAATCTTGTAAAGTCAGTTGAAAATTGAGTAGGTATAAGTCCTCTTATATATCCATCAGTATTTCCTACTATAAATGTATTCTTTAGATTTAAGTTACATATGAAAATGTTTTCACCAAAGTCTAAAGCATAATCATAATCTTCAGTAAACCATAGAATAGACCTAAAATCTTTATGTAGTGATTTTTCAATTCCACCGTGATATACTACTCCTACTTCATCATCAAAGTCTTCTAGGCTTTCATCTAGACTTTCATCTACATCTTGTAGGTATTCTTTTGATAAGCCTACTTTCTCAAAGTCTTCATAACCCCAAGTATAATTTATGTCACTCTTTATAAAGTTGATTAGGTCAGTTTCATCCCCTATATACTCATCAATATGTAACCAAACTGCTACCCAATCTTTACAACAATAAATATCACCCTGAAATAAATCACTTATGAAATATTCACAATCATCATAGTTAAAGTATGGATTATCTTTAGTAAGAGCATCCTCTAGACTTGTATAGCCATCTAAAAAGCCTAGGTCACTTTGGAGATACCTTGTAGTGTCTCCCATCCACTCATCTTCATACTCTTCACCAGTTTCTTCCTCATACCACTCTTCATCCTTTAGCCCATTATATACTGCTAACCACTTTACATAGTCTGGGTTAATGTATTCACCTAGTTGGTGTAAGAAATCATCAAACCCATTTTTATCATAAATATCAACCCAACTATCGCATAAATAAGAAGACAATATACTACAAACGTGAGGTAGTTGGCCAGTATAAACTAAATTTAGCAGTAGTCTATCTTCATTATGTGAATAGTAATCTACCTTAATCTCATCTATAATAGGAGCATTAGGAATATATGCAATTGAATTATCTTGAGCATCAAATATCTCAAAGTCAGTTCCATTAGGATATAAGGCTATAGCATACTTAGTGTCTTTACCTATAAAGAAATAGAATTTAACACCCTTACTAGTATAATCATCCCAATATTCTTTACCATTCTCACCATTAGACCAACGCTTAGAACCACTAATACACCACTTAGTATTAGCACCATATTTAACTGATGCTTCATAAGTAGTTATCTCATATACCTTCCAATCCTTGTCACTATAGATAAGTCTTGCTCCCTCTTTCTCTTTTTGCTTAGCATCCTTTTTATTTCTTTGCTCTTGCATAAACTTAGTAAATGCATCCCAGTCATTTAGTTTAATCCAATAGTAGAAATCATTATAAGGAGATTTAAGATTTTGTCTTATGTTTTTAAATTCAGTTGCCCAGTTATTGATGAAGGCTTCCTTATTTCCTGCACTCATAAGTCGTGCGTTTGAGTCTTCATTATTCTCAATCCACTTCTTAAAGTTCTCTATATCTTGCTTACCTTCTTGTAGTAAACTTTCTCTTATTCTAGGAGTAGTCTTACTTTCAGTTATAACTGGTAATGTAACATACTCATAACCATCATTATACAATGCTCTTGTTCTATGTCTTCCATCACCAAGTTCTAATCTTCCATCTTTCTTTCTCACTGCATAAGGTACCTCACTTATTCTCATTGAGTTTACTCTACCTTTATCTATAGAGAACTCACTTGCTTTCTTATTATCCCATTGTCTTTGATGATAAGATTGTAAGTCATCATCATTTAGTAGGTTGTTATCATCTACTAGTTTCTTAATAGGCACAGTTTCTATCTTAGCATCTCTATCTTTCCAAAAGAAGTCTATGGATTGTCTTAAGTTAGGGAATGTAAAAGTCTTACTATCAACACTCTCTTTAATCTTATTACCTTTTCTCTTGTCTATATAGTTCATAAGATGTGCCCCCAACTTCTTAACATTCTCATTGTCTCTCTTATTAAATAATGTGAGTATGTAATCTCTATCATAAGGTAACTTAACATTATTCTCATTTGCATACTTAATTACATTGTCAACTATACTTGACATATCGTTAACTCTACTTTGGTATGCTTTATTAGGTACAATAATCTCATCCTCATCACTAGGTATCATTCCTAATGTGTCCTTGGGTTTAATTTGTATTTCTTCAATCTCACCAGTTCTATTATTATATAGTCCTTGTGTTGTGTCTAAAAATCTTTGTGCTAACTTCTTAGACTGAGCATAACTAAAGAATGGATTTGTTGCATCCTCTTTCTCATTTACATTAGTTGCTCTATATAAAGTAATAGGAGTGTTTAAGAAATCATCATAGGATAAATCATAATTACCAGTAAATAACTTATAATGATTATACCAATAGTGTAGTGCATCTTCTTTCTTACCATTTAATAAGTCATTATAGATATATTCTTTATAGTCATTATTTGAGTTGTTAGCCCATTCTCTATATCTATATAATCTTGTCTTATCATTGTCTATTAAATTACTGTAGGCTTGTCCATAGTCGTGTTGTGCTTTGTCTTGACCATATAAGTCTTCTTCTAACACTTCATTTATATCATCTTTATTGATGAACCTAAGGTTATGTAAGTCACTTTGCTTAAAGTTGTCTTTAAGAGTTATTTCATTTTCTGGATATGAGACTCTATATTCTCCACCAGCACTATAGTGTATAAAATTAAAAATTGTATTAGCAACATCAATGATATTAGAGTCTATCTCACAAGCAACAATTTGAGTTAGATTTCTAAACTTGCTAGTTGGGTTTTTATAAATATTGATATCAGTTGTCCAACTATAAGATTGTTGCTTACCACTAATAATTAAATTGTTTGTGTCTGTGTTTAATTCACTATACTTAAAATTGCCAACTCTTACTCCTCTATAAATAGTTAGTGGGAAAGATAGTTGATGAACAAACTCATAACATTCTTCAAGGTCATTCTTCATATATGGCTTACGTTTAAGAATATCTTCAATAGCCTCTTCAGGAGTTTGATATGGTATCCTTTGTGCCATATTTATTGTCCACCTAACTGCATATATGTAGATAACTTCATCTTCAGTTAGTGTGTTGATTGGTTTTCTACACAGTCTCTTATATTTACTATTTGCTTCTGGCTTATATTCTTCATATTCCTTTTCGTATTGTTTCCCATCAAGACCAGTCAACTTAGACTTCTTAGTAGCCCAAAACCCTTCAGTTAAGTCACTATCTACTTCTTGCAAATCTTCCTTAATACTACCAAGATAATCTTTTAGATATTTACAATACTCATTTGTTGGCTTTACTGTCTTAGACACCTTGACTTTTCTAGTAACTCCAGTATTAGTGTCTTTTATAGTTAATTTGTAATCATTATACAATTCCTTATCAACACTTGCCTCTATATCGTAGTCCTTTAATTTAGTTATTAGAGTTTTAATGTTGTTGGTATATTCTTCCTGAGATAAGTCTTCATTTAAAGAGTAGGCTACTTGGTCTTTATCAGCATACACTATAGTTTTATTACTTAAATCAATTTTATCTATTTTTAATTTATACTTTATTTTATTTAAGAATTTATTTAACTTATCAAAAGTAGATTTATAGTCATCCATAAATTCTTTACTAAATGCAAAATTACATCTAATTCCTCTATCTAGTAAAGGTATAGAGTGGTTTTGTTGCAAAGTGTCAACTTGATAATTTATTTCTGCCCACAAATCATAGTCATTAGTATAAAGTTCATCATCATATAATATTTCCCTACTTATAGCAGTAAACATACCACCATAATTGTTTCCCTTATAATCTTCTAATGTTACTCTATATCCAACTTTACTATCTACTTCTTGAGATAAATCTTCAGTAAGTTCACTCTCACTACAACCAAGTATTCCTGCTTCTATATACTTTAAATCTTCTTTATCCATTATAATCTCCTCCATCTATCTTGACAAATTTGATTTTCTTCCCAATATTTTTCTCACAAATACTACACCACCAATAAGGGTCTCCATCAGGGTGGTCCTTGTCATAAGTTTTAACAAAATTAGTCTCTCTAGTATACTTTAATTTACAATGGCAGTTAGGACATTCAAAGAAATATTTATACTTGTCCTTATTTATATTATTCCATTCAGTAGTATCTTCAGCATTAGTAAGTCTTTGTAGTGAGATGCCACTTACCTTACTTAACTTTTCAACTACATCTTTCCATCTCTTTCCGTGGTGAGATAGTTTCTTTTTGTTTGCCTTGCTTCTTACTATTGATGAGTCATACTTATCACTATACTCAACATAACCTTTTGCAAAGTCATCATCATAGGCAATAATGTGACCTAGTTCGTGTAGGATAACGGATAAGATACTTTCATCATTTTCAAACTTATCTATTTGTGGTGCTAAGACAATTTCAGTTACTCCTTTTACTGGATACTTTGCTAGTCCTAGTCTATGAGCAGTTTCATTACCTAAAGATATTCTTAGTGGATAGTTAACTAACATAGAAGACTTAAATGTTTGTGGGTTACTAAAGTCCCATCCTGCTTGTTTACAATAGTCATATGCTTTGTCAATCAATCCCTTAATTCTATCACTCATTACTTTACTCTCAGTAAGTAACTCTTCAACTATGGTCTCAGGTTTAACATCATAAATAACACTACCATAAGTAGTATTGTCTAATCCAGCCCAACCATTACCATCTTTATTTAGGTGTCTTACATCAACTCCATCATACCCTAATGCTTTCATAAAGATAGTAGATAGTGAGTCACCACTCTTATCACTTAAGTGTTTGTTTACTTCCTCTAATGCTTTATTTATTTCTTCTTTAGAGTGTCTACGTTCTAATGCATCATATAACTTATCAGGTAGTCTCTTAATATCCTTATATCTATCTAAGTCTCTTTCACCTAACTCATTACTAATAGCATCTAATACTTTATACATTGTATCATTCTTTTCTTTGAACTTAGGGTTTTTATTTAGTTCAGTCTCTACTGCATCAATCAACTTACCCCATTCAGTATATCCTTGTTCATCTTTATACTTAGGTCTAAGTTCATTTGTTAATCTATCATCCTCTTGTGTATACTCATCTTCAATTGTATCCCAATCAATGTCACTAGGTAATTCAATCTTATCATAATCAAAAAGTAGATTGTTTAAATGAGATACAATTTCAGGAACCTCACTTACCTCAAAGTCAGTATGGTTAGCATCTATTCCCTTATTGATAAACCAATCATAATCATTAGCATACTGAGTATAATACTTATATCCATTATTAAGTTCCTTAAGTGTATCGTGTAACTTATATCCCATATAGTTATTGCTTGGCTTATAAAGATGATAAGAGGAGAAGTCTACTATATGATGTGGTGCTTTACCTTTACCATATTGATAATCATTATAATTCTTAATCTTATCAGGGTTACCTACAAAGTAAGTACCAGTACCAAAGTGTCCAGTACCTCTACCACCAGTTTGTTGTTCTCTTCTTTCACTCTTACCTAAGTCTCCTGCGTGGTAACCATAGTCTTGTACACTCTCTCTAATTCCTAAACTCTTAAGTAACTTAGTTCCATCATTAGTAGTATATCCATAGTCAATATCTTCATACTCATTTTGTAAAGACTTAATAAGAGCAGTGGCAATTCCCTTACGTTGTTCAGTGTCCTTTACTTGTATCATTTGTACATATGCTTTATCATCATTGTCATCTAACACAGTATAGTCTAAATAACCTAAGATATTGTCTCTAATGATTTTATCATTCTCATCCATCCAATTATCTCCAACATAGGCAATCTTAATATAATTACCTTCATATTCACCAGTACTCTCTGTCCATATCTTAAAGTCTCTACCAGTCTTATCCTTTACCTTCTCATCTTGGTATAAGGTTTCTTTAACTGAGTGCTTACTTAAGAACTGTTCTACTTGAGGATATAGGTCCTTAGTCTTATCTATCTTTAATCTATCCTTCTCTACTCTAACAAAGTTCTCAGGCTCATTGGTTGCTATTACTTCACCATCTATCTCTACCCACATATGTAATATGTCTTGACCTACCTTATATTTATCTTTATTGTCTTCGTGTACTAAGCCACCTAGGACTAAATAAATATCCGTTGTGTTAGGGTCATTATATGCAGTGACTAAATTAACTCCAGTTGACTTAGAGCATTTTCCATTATAAACATATTTATTTGCCTTTGGTTGAGTTTTTATTATGTCTAGTACATCTTTATCCATCTTGTTAATAAAAGTCTCATAAAAGTCAAATTTCTCATCTAGTGGCTCAACATTAGCAATGTCATCATAATAGACTATTTGTAAATCATCTCTAAAGAATATTGACTCCTCATCAGGTTGTATTCTCTTAATGATTAGTTTATACCCTAAATCTTCTAAGTCACCTTTGATAGTGTCTATGTTATCTTTGAACTTATCATAGCCCTCTTTAGTAAATGCACATCTTACTAATGCACTATCATATCCCTTCCAATTTACATTAGGGACTGCCAGTTGTTCTTCAATCTCAAACATATTCTTATCTATATCTTCAGCAACATCATATTCAAATTCATTATTGCCTTCATAGAACTCTTCTAGTATGTTATCTATTTGTGTAAAGATACCACCTAAGGAGATATTGTCTTTACCTACTTCAAGTCTATAGAAGTATTCATTAGTTAGGGATGCAGTTAGATATTTCTTAACTTGTCTTTTAGATAAGCCTTTAATGTTATCCTTCATATCTTTTATTCCTTTAAGCCAATCACTATATCCAGTACCTTTAGATAATTCATTCTTTAAAAAGTTAACTACATTATCTTGGTCTTGGTTGTTTACTGATGGTAATAACTTTACTTCATACCCATCTTTATATACAGAATAGAATGTACCTTTATTAGTCTTGTCTCTTAATACATCAAAACCATCTTGACTAAATACAACATCTTTCTTTTTTGGTTCCTTCTTAGTAGTTAATACATCAAACCATTTTCCTTCAGTTAGATACTCACCCATATCTAATTTATCTTCTAGTTCATCCTTAATGTTGTCTAAGTCACTGCTTGTGTAATCATCAAATACAATCTCAATGTCTTCATCATTAACACCATTGTCGTGACCATCACTAAGTCTTATCTTTAGTAGTTCCTCTTTACTATCATATTCAGTATCAACAACACTTATAATAAAGTACTTGCTTCTTATGTAAGAGGTAGCCCAACTACTACTGGTCTCAACATCTAGTGCTAA